ACCTGATGCGGCTCCATGCTTTTCAATTGCAGGGATAATACCCATCGTAGAACGAACTACATTTCCATTTGCATCAGATCGTGAATTATCATCAAATCCACCACTGGTGTTAATTGGAGAACGACCAAACAAGAAAGCTCTTTCTTTTTGAACTTTATGTTCTTGTGATTTTTGGTCACGAAGTCTAGCCAATTCAGAAGACTCACCACGTAAAGAAGCCTCTAAAAGAGTTCCTGTTATTTCTAATGGTGTTTTAAATATCTGACATTGATTGTAGACTACTGCTAACTCATCACTCCAAGCAGTTCCCGATACAGTTCCTTCACCATATGCATTTCCAATGACTACTAAATATGAACCATCAGCACTTGTAATAGTACCTGTATCATTCATATTCTTTACTTGAAAATTTGCACTAGATCCACTACCCGTTACTCCAGTAATAAGAACCACGCCTTGTTTTGTTGAACCTGGAGTTAAACCATCCCAGACTTCACATTGAAGACCAATCCAACTGTTGTATGCGTAATCTCCACCTTCGCCTTCCATTCCAACTGGTGTACCAGACTTAACTACCCAAGTATCAGCCGCATTATCTGCCGCACTTGCTACTGCTGTACCTGTTTGAAAGTACTGTTTTTGCCATGGATTTCTATGTTCAAACATTTTGAACTGAGGATCTTTAAGCCCTGAAATTGTTTGCTGATTAGCAATCACTGTAGTAAAAGGAGTTACGTCTGTCCATAATTCTTTAACCACATTTGGGCGCATATAAAAATCCCGTCTATCTGTATACAATACCCCACTTGAAGTAAGATTATTGTGCAGATTCTTGGCATTTGATGCCATAGTGTTTTTACCCTCCTAAACCCTGAGGCTCAAATTCTATTGTATTGAGCTACTCTAAGGTCTAATTCGTTAAACCGTTATTTTCTATTTCGCATTAAGCCTAAATTGAAAGCGTCTTCTTCTGTCAACTGTGGCTCCGAGTATCCAGATCCTGCACTGGCAGGAGGTGGCACACTTAGCTTCTGTTGATTCTGTTTCATGCTTTCGACTCTTTGCCTTTGTTCCACTTCAGCTTTTGAGGGTGCAGAACGCAACTTATCAAGTCGGACAAGGTTGTCTAGACTGAGTGATTCAGGGCTACTATAATACTGTATAAACTCTTTTGCTTTAGATGACTCATAGCCATACTTATTCACAAGATCGTTATGCATATTGTCTACTTCACGTTGTTGCTGATACTGTGCTTGACGTTGTTGTAACGCTTTTTGCTGTGATTCAGCTTGCTGTACACGATACGTGTCCATTTGTTCAGTGTAATCGATAATACCATCCCTATAATCATCCATAGCTTGTCTGTACTTGTAACTGGTGCTATCTACATCCATATAAGCTTCCGATGGATCGTAATTGGCAGGTTTAACTGGACGCTGTGGTTTCTGTGGCAATCCATTAGATTCTGCTTGTGCAGGAACCTGTTGGGTATCGCCAGAAAGTGAACGTGCAACATTTTGAAGTACATTAGGATTTTCCTGAATGTATTCAGCAATAGGCGCAATCTTTTGATATTGCCCAAGCTGATCTTCTAATTTGCTGAACTCACTTGCCTTTTGGTCATATCTGCTCTGCCAGTACTCAAAACGACCTTCATCTACTTTCGGAGTATTTTCTCCTTCAGCAGGTGCTTCGTCTTGATTACCTATTGGCGCTAGATTATTATCAAACGCTTCTAGGCTTTCAACAGGATTGGGGGCCTGTTCTTCCCCTACACTATCACTTTGAATTGGAGCTTCTTTACCAAGATCAAAATACTCTCGGCTTTCTGTTCCAGCATCCACGTTTTGTGTTTCTTCAGACATCTAACTTCTCCTTCCCATTTGTCTACGAGACAGCAATGGGTTCTTTTCGTTGTTCATCTTGTCTTAAATCTTGTCTTGTTTTCTGCAATTCATCGTTAAGTCTTGCTTCAAACAAATTGACTGCTGATTGTGATTTATTCGATGCACTATTCAGCTTTGTCTTAAATTTTTCAATCTCTACACGCTTTCTATCGTGAGTAGATTCTCTTTGTGCAGTCTGTAGATCTCCCTTAGTAGCTTTCAACTGTTCTTCTAACTGAGCAATCATCTGCTGCTGTTGATTGATAATACTGGTTCGTTGCATAACGCCTTCTGTATCTGCTACTTCTGTTTGTTCCAACACTTCTTGAGCATCAATAATGCCTGAAGTATATAACTGCATATAGTATTCAAATCTTGCCCATCTATTTGAAGGAAGCGTACTACCACTCACCACTATTAGATCGTAATTGCCAACCGTAACATCATTCATCCTACCGAGAATCTCATTCGTAAAATCGTCATAGATGGGCTGATTCATAGTGACCTCACTCATTCGTCCATCAGGCTTCATTAATCGAATTACCTTTTGATCGGTGTAGGTCTGTTGTATAAACTGAACAATGACTTTTCCTATCTGATTTAAGGCTTCGTCTATATCATCCAGTTTGGATTTAATTCTTCTTTGAGCATACTCATCAATTGCTACCGTTCCTTTGTATGTGGAAGGAGCTGCAGATGGATCTCCGCTTTGCAATGGATGTATTCCCAATATGTGATAAATACTTTGTTTAGCATCTTCCCTGTTTTTATACAATTCGTTGGGAAGTGGAATTGGCCCTGCTACAATAGGAGTACCCAATTCAGGATCGAACTCAATTACGCCTGTTCCTGCCCTAGACCATTCTTCCTCTAACTGTTTGCGGTTCATAGAACCTCTAGGGATTAATAGTTTTGTATTGGTACTAGAACTGGCATGAGCAATAATTAAAGAAGTTATCTTATTGATATACTCTTGAATAGGCTTTACAAATCGAACATCACTCATTGGATAAGGGTTACGATTATGCCTGTTCATTAGAGTAACAATAGGATATTCTTCGATATCTAAAATGTAATCATAAAGCAACTTGCCCCCTGCAGAAAGAATCCTACGAATCCTATCTACCAATACTTGATTGGATATAATAACGCCTTCTGCTATTAAAAGTCCTTTTTTGGTAATTCGTATTTCTGTCTGAGAACCTGGGATTGCTTCTGCATGTTCAGGCCCTGGCATAAGAGTAGGCTGACCTGTTTGCATATCTTGCATGTAGTGATACGTACCGCCTGTAGCTTCGTATACTGCAATTAACTCATCTACACTTTGCTTTTCTGTTATGTATTGAGTTCCTTCTTGATTTACCATAATAATAGCAGGCTGTTCCGTATATTCAGCAAAATCTTCCTCATTAAAGATATATTCCTGATTAATCACCGTATCTACAATATGGTAATATGGTAGTTTAACTTTCTGATATCTGTCTATCACTTCGTAGTAGCGGTCATCCGTAGAATGATTATCGCTTTGAATAGGGCCAATAGTTTGATCCAACTGCCCTTGTCTACTCTGTGAAGGATACCTGTCGTTTTTGGATTGCTCCATGTCTTCAATCATTTCACCAGTTTGAGGATATAAATCCATCAACTGTGAACCTGTAAATATTTTTGCAATCATAATATTGGATGCATCTCTACAAAATGTATCCGATGAATTCGGATCGATATATACGTCTAAAGGATCTACACTATGAAAGCAAACTTCTCCTCTTCCGAAATCTTTCATAGGATCCATATATGCCTGCATAACTCCCATACCCTTTACATAATAATCGTCTACAATCTGTTTTAATTCTACGTTTCCATTAGAAGTATCCCATATATAGGACATAACATCTGAAAAGATTCGGCCTACTTTCGTATCACTATCATCTCTTCCTGTAGATTGAAACTTGGGTTTATTAGCAGTAAGAAGCGCTTTTGCCTGCTCAACAGCAGGGTGTACTACATTATCTACAATGGGACTTTGCGCTCTTTGCTCGAGTGTCGTTACGTGGGATGCCTTCCACTGTTGGTTATTACGAAACTCGTCATCTTCCATAGCCTGAGTAGCCCATTCGGTTCTTTCGCCATGATATTGGTCGAGAAGTTTCTCGGACTCAGTGACTATTGGATCTTTAGTATGCGGCATTCTGGGTCAAGCTTACGAGTAGCGAAACCCAATTGGCTACGCCTTAAGTTATTTGCCAGTCATGTTTATGAAAACTGTTCATTCCAAGGACAGGAACATCTTTTTCTTCATGGAAAGGTTTGTAGTGTCCTTTAAAAGCGTAATAAAAGCCATCTAAGATATCATCGTGCTTTCCACGTGGGAACAATAACATCTCATCTTCAAGGTTCTGCATGTTCTTCATGATAAATATTTCCTTTTTTGCAAAGGACGGTTGCAAACTTTCCAGTCTATGTGATTTACTGGTACGAGGATTTTCTTTAATGTTTAATCCAGGAATAAAGATTCCCTCTTCATCACATCTCATTTGCACATATTGTCGTAGCATTTCTTGATACCCAACCGATTCAATACGAGTTTTAGTGCTTTTGTATTTTCTAAAGTTATCTACAATTGCTTCTGCAAGTGCCAATGGTTTAGCATGCTTTCTGTAATACGGTAATGCAAATTTGCGATTCTTATCATCTACTGCCAAATTAAAGATGACGGAGTAATCTGCAGTTTGTTTTACACTAGAAGCAGGATCTACGCCAGTAAACACATTTACAGGAACCGTTTCCTTTACTTTCTCTCCTCCTACCTCTTTTAAATCAATAAAAGCATTGCCATCACTATCCAATCTGAATTTTCCATCGTAGTACTGAATATCTTCTTTCTTAAATAACTGATCTTCATCTCCTACAATTTCACACATATATTCACGATAGAATACAGATAAACGGTTAATGGATTCCAATTCTTCTTTTTTTGCTATTAATTTTTTTATTGGCCACCATTCTTCCCATAAGGATATCTTTTTTTCAATACTAGGTGTAAATACTTGGTTTTTCCAACCTTTCATAGCTTTTAAGGTTTCTACCAAGCATCGTTGATGTTGTGGAGTGCCAATAATAATAATACGACCTTTTAAAGGATCTACAGAAGGAACTGCAGATTGCAACAACCAACGTAAATTATGTTCCATCGCTTCGGCTGTTTTGGTATTATTCTCATCCTCAGGGTCATCTACGATAATTAAAGTAGGTCTTTGGTTTCCTACTTTGATTCCACGTAACTGCTGTCCTGTACCTTTGCAGATAAT